TTGCGAAGCTTTTAAATTTAAAATCTGAACCAGAATATTTCATTCTTGTATTTTCAACAGAAGCAATCTATCTATCCAACCAATTCATTTTCATTAATATCGCAAGGATATTAATTTCTTCCTTGGTTAAATCAACATTATAAACTCCCTCTTCTTCATCATAATCATATGGTGCAAAACGAGGAAATTCAAACTGAGGAATGGCATCAAGTAAATACTATTTTGCATCACGAATAGTGTCTTCTTCAGTAAGTTCCAAGTACATATCGTCGGTAATCTTACTAAAGAACCTATCAATGATAGTATTAAATGACGTCATTTAACATCCTCCTTAGTTTATTTCTTTACGACATTATACTTAGGAGTTGTTCTGCGGCCACTTGTTTCTTTAGCAGCTGCTGGCTGCACACGACGTCCAGGAGTTTTTTCAACATTCATTCCACTCTCTGTCTGTTCTTTAGCTGCAGCTTCTTCTGCCGCAAGTTCTTCTTTATGCTTGAGTGCAAGCGCTACGTCAAACCCAGTCTTTTCCTTAATAGCTTTGATCTTACGAGTATCTGTAAGCGGAAGTTCAAGTGAATATTTCTGAACTAAATCAAGAACGCCAGCTGGTGCGAAATCAAGACAATCCAGTAATGCATCGACTGAACCATTCTTTAGAAGATCAATAACTCCCTTGTCATCTAAATAATATTCAGGCTCTACGTTCATTGACATCTCTTCCACCGCGGCGGGATTCTCAATATACAAGTAATTCGCAATAATTTCTGGTCCGCCTGCCTGTTGACTTAAAGCATAAATCTCTTCAAGAGGAACTTGCTTGGCTGCTCCAGGCATAAATTCACGACGAACTCTTAAATCATCTACATTATATACGACTATAGAATTACTTCTATTGCGTACTGTAATCATAGTTTTATTATCCATATTAACTTTTTCTCCTTTTTCTCTATAGTAGAATAAGCGGGCGGCGTGTTATCACGCACGCCCGCGATCAATTTTTATTAATCCTTAGTGTAGTAGGTCTTGCCATCTGCAAGCTCAACATCAGAGGTCTTTACATAAGATCCATTAACGAGTTCATAATAGGTGCCAATATCTGCTACCTTAGGATTTGTTACTACAGTATAAGTGTCAGTAGTTGGAGTAGTAGAATTGCTCTGCTTATCACCAGTATAAACTGCATACTGACCAGCAAGTTCAGTATCCTTATATACGCAAATATCAGGAGTCATTACGACACCAACGCCGACTTTCTTGTATACCTGAATTTCACGGCTACGATCCTTGTTGACATATTCATCAACAATTGTAGAGCCTTCCATAACAACCTTAACTGGCTTTACATTACCTGGGAGGATATAGCAGAAACCTGGATCAATAACCTTAGTGGTATGAGTAGCATCAGTGAAACCCTGTGGAAGAATATTAATCACATGATTCTTATAAGAAGCAAAGCGACCATTATTCCAAATGGTATCCTTCATGCTATCAGACCAAGAAGCGTAAGTACCATTACCATTGCTTGGAAGAATCTTCTGAGCGAACTCTTCAGTACAATAAATGGTAGGAGTGCCATAAGCGGCAGAAATAGCGATCAAACGATCAAATGCCTTTTCATCGAAACCATTGGTTACAACAGTATTCAATGCAGGAAGCTGAGTAAGACCTTCCTTAAGGGCAGCACCGATTTCCCAATGAATGAGTTCTTCGATACCTTCCATAACGATACGGGTCACTTCAGCAAAATCAGCACGGCCATCAAGGAACTCTTCAAGACCGATCTGAGCAGCACCACCGATAGCGCTAGTCTGTACTTCGATAGGTGTATCTTTACCAAGCTTGAATACTTCGTAGATACCAGCAAGACCAACTTTAGTGATGAACTGCTTTGCGCGCTGACGATCATGTTTACGCCAGAAGATTGTAGAATTGCCCTGAGCAATAGTCTTTACCTCTGCGAACTTTTCAAACTCTTCCTCAACTTTCTTAGGAAGAATATCATCCATAGTCTCTTCAATTAAAGAGAAAATGGTGTTCTTATTTTCACGATAAAGGGCGAAAGTACCAGCTAATTCGTTCATTTCAGAACGAAGGGTTTCATTAAGAGCATCATAGCTCAAATTTTCGCCATTGAATGAATAAGCAACAGGAGCAGAGCGGTCAGCTTTAGCAGTTGCCTTCATCAATTTAAGAAGTTCATTTCTTTCTAACATTGACTTTTTCTCTCCTTTCCTTATTACTTAATTCTCATAACCTTGACTGCCTTCTGCATATCACCAAGGTTGTAGATCTTAACGACCTGCCACTGGAATGCAGCATTGGAAGCACCGGTAGCACTGAGATAACCATGAGCATTTGGAGTAAGAACAGATCCAAGTGTTACGGTTGCATCAGCGATAGTATTAGTAGTAAAAATGTCACCTTCGTGAGTCTTAAATACACGAGGAACCATTAAGCCAGCCTTACCATTTCCATTTGGACGGTTTGGCTGTGCATATTCAGCCATCTGAGGAACATTAAGCTTCTCAACTTCATAGCTGTTTCCAATTGGATAATGATTACGACCATAATCTGGAGCAACTCCAGGAGCATTGCTATGACCATCGCCATAGATTTCAACCTGGCTCTGAATAGCCTTCATCATATCCCAATCAGCAGAACTAGCAAAACCATTAATTTTGGTACCATTGATGCCCTGAGCAGAACCCCAATCAGCAGAAGCTCCACCAACACCAACTGGACTATAAACGCGACCATTGTAGTCACGACGGATCATAGCGAAATCCTGATCAGTTTCATGATCACGATATACCTTAACTTCATTGAAAACGAGCATCCATTCGCCAGGACCTGTAAAGTTTACTTCACCATTAGCATAGTCGTACTTAACGAACTGACCATTCTCAAGAATATCAATACTTGCAGCTACAGGTAACTGTGCATAAATTTCAGCAGTTCTCTGAGCACTGAGATGGTTAGGCTCGACCTGTCCGAAACCAAGTGTAACAAACTGAGCTTCTGGAGACAATCTTGTAAAAGCCATACTTAGCTTCCTCCTTTATAAAATTAGTTCATTTCTTTGGCGGTTTCACGCACGGCCTTAATCCAAGCAGGTGCGTTATCCTCACCATCATTACCATTTAATTCATAAATGGTAGGCTCTTTTTTGGAAGTATCCTTTTTATCGTCATCAAGGCTAAAAGAAACCTTGTTACGAACACAAATAATAGATAATTTAGCTTCGATATCATTGAGACTATAAGTGTCAATATTATCAATGCAATCCTTCTTATCTTCATCAGAAAGCATATAGAAGCTATCAATCATATCTTGCTTTGCTTTACGATCAGCTTCAACTTTAAATGTACGAAGTGGTTCAACTTCAGCCTTTAAAGCTTCAAACTGTCTCTGGAGTTCAGTAAACTGAACAGCAAGATTCTTATAGAGATCAGATTCAGCGACTTCATCATCAGTTAAAGAATGCTTACCAAATGGTGGCTTCTTCTTCTTATCTTCGTCATCTTCTTCTTCCTTCTTGTCGTCACCGGACTCAGGCTTCTTTTCATCTTCGCCGCCCTTATCCTCTTCATCCTTCTTTGGAGGGAATGGATTCTCTTTCTTTTCTTCCTTTTTGTCTTCTTCTTCCTTCTTCTTGAAGTCAACATCAGGGTTTTCCAAAGTAGGATCATTTACATTCTTGTTTTCTTCATTCATAGAAGTAAATCCTCCTTTGCTTAAAGCAGATTTAATATCCTCCATCAAGGAGAATAATTGGTTCTTGAAGTCGCCATCATACGAGAACTGTGCTGCAATACCCGCACCTTCAAAACAAGGTTCAACGTCTTCTCCAAGAATACAAAGCTTTTGTATCATTGCTTCATCAATTATGAAAAACTTTGGCAATCCTTTATCATCAAATGTCCAAGAGCCCTTCAAATTTTCTTCATTGAGTTCCATAGATTGATTATTTCCATGTTCTAAAATTCTTTTAGATTCTGGATATAATGTTGTCCATAAATACCCCTCAGTTAATAAGTAAGTGCGTCTAACTTGATTGTCATCAATAAAGTCTTGGAACCAAATCTTTGAACTAGAATCGACAAAGCCATAAGCCTTAGTTCTATCAACAATACGGAACTTACCATCGCCAACTTCAATACTACGGTTGTGACCAGAGAAATCTTCCTCTTTATTATCATAAAATCCAGCAATCGGGCAACCATGTAAAGTCTTTGCCATCTTAATAGCGGATTCTTTGTCAATCACACTATGATTGCGGTTCTCGCCAAGATAACAAACTTTAATATCACAATGGCTCAATAATGGATTATCTGACATTGGAGCCACATTAAGTAATTCAACCGTTCCATCAATCGGAACGCTAACATGTTTAGGCACTTAACTCACTCCTTTCCCGCAGCTTCACGGTTAGCTATAGTTTTATCAGATTTCTATTCATTGCTTTTTTCCGGTCTGCCCATTTTTTTATCCTCGGCCGCACCCTTAATCTAAGCCTAAGCTTTATTAGTAGCAGACTAAGCGTTTGATCCAGTCTTACCACCGAGTACATCCTCACCACGTAAAGTAGAACTCATGAGAGGCGGAATCATTAATTCTTGTAATTTCATTACATTATTCTCAAAATAAGCAGTAGCATAAATAGAACTTTGTGAATGTCCAAGAGCAATCTAAGGTAACACTTTGGAGAAACCAAGTTGTGTATGCTCTTTATATAACTTAGACAATTCTTTATAATTATTAATAGTAGTTTCAAGCATATTAAAATGCAAACACCACTTTTTATTTCCTGGGAACTTATTATTTAAGATCCTAGTAAATAACTCATCAAACTCAAAAATTAAATCTCTGATACTTGCTTCATCAACAGCACTCGCTTTCTCAAGAGCAAGATTACTATTAGAGTTAAATAGGTTTTGAGAAACACCAGCTTCATTATAAACAGTGCGCTCAACTTTTTCAAGTTCATCTCTTGTTGCTGTAGTATTCTTATCAGCAAGATCGGCAACATCTACATCTGCAAACGTTGTCATAACATCTACGCCAATAGCACGCTTCAACATCTATACTGTATTATTATGAATATCTTTTGCTTCATCAACGTCAAATATCAAATCACCATTTTTATCTAATGGTAATTTTTGAATAATGACTTTTAATAACTTCTGCATCATCTTACGACGATCCAGATCTTGCGCTTCGTCCAAGTCCAATATCTTTGAAGTAACATTTACAAGCATTGGAACATCTTGTCCAGCAATATTAATCTTAAAAGCACAATCTGGATCTAACAACCACCATGTGCCCTCAGTATATCCATTCTTTGGATTGTTCAATTTGCCCTTCTTATAAGCAATATAAGCTTCAGAAAATTCTGAAGGATACATTTTTAAAACTCTTAAACGAGTTTCAATATCCGGAAATTGTTCATCAAAAAATCTTGGATTAAATTCTACTGCTGGTCTATTACCTACTTTGAACCGAGAGCGGCAATATGCAATTGGTAACTATTGGAATGTAAAGCCATTTGAGGTTTCTATAATATAGCCATAATAGCATCCATTAAGAATTACCTGCAATGCCACATCTTGGCACAACTTTTTCACTCCTGCATGATCAAAATAATCTAGAGCTTCAGAAAACTCCTTTAAAATTTTGTCATTCTTCTTTTCATTCTCCTCGATTACATAAGGAGTAATATACCAATCATATCTATAAAGACCGGCAAAATATTTAACCAATCTTTCATACATACCACTTACTTCAAAGAAGTAATTTGATATTTCTCTTAATAAAGGATAATCTTTTCTAGCCAATGCCGCAAGAACAGCCAATTTATTATAAGTTTTCTTGCTAGTCTTCTTAATGGCACCAAGATCTAATACAGCATCATCAAGTGTCTAGAAATAATTAACTTTTACTTTTCCATAATCTACTTGACTACCATAAATGTCATGAAGTTCTGGACGTTGGACTATTGAGAAGCCTTTGGAATGGATTAAATCCTAACGATTCTATTCCAAGCCAATCCCTCCTTAATATCCAGCTTTTTCCATGATATAATCATACGAAATTAAGTTTTCATCTGTATAAGGGATTTCGATTAGATTATATTCATTTAATGCGCAGAATCTGCGCTTATTTTTATCGTTGAACTATTGACGATAGAAACCTTGCTTTCCACCATATTTACTGGAAGGTTCAAAATGTTGTTTTCCCTAATATTCAATTAAGAAATCCACATTACCATCATCATCAAACACGCAAAAGTCAAATCTTAATGGGCGACCATTTGGACTATTTAAACCTTCGAATGATTGCTCCATGGTGAAATTGAAGCCTGCATCGCGCAATATTTCTTCAATCTTAATCTCTCCTCTTGAAGCTCGCAACTTTGACACCTCAATTCATAAATAACATATCGCTAAATCTTTTTTTATTACGTTTACGTTTTTTATCTTCTTCTAATTTTATCCAATACAGACCATATTCAAAAGCAGAAAATTTATCCTTTTTAATACCTTTATTTGCTTGCTTCAAAATGATATTAACACCTTCGTTTTCTTCACGAAGATTCATCATTTCTTCCTTTAATATGGAAGTCAAAGTAAATGGTTTAAGATATTCTGCCCGTTCTTCGGGCTTCATCTCTTGACCACGCTTGGTGGCCATTAACTTAATTTTTGCAACACGCTCATCAATTAACATCTTAACTCTGCCAGCTTGCATCATTGATTGTACATTACCATGTACTTCAGTATTAATTGGCGCGTTAGCTTTAATTATCCATAAAGCATTTTCTTCACAAACCGCAGTTCTATATTTTTTATACTCGCCTTCTTCGTCATTATCAACACCAAAATCAGCAATAAGATCTCCAGTATCAGGATCAGTTTGACCTTTTACTAAATAATCAACTAAACCAATACCAAGACCGTTACCATCAATAACAACTT